ACAAAATATACCTAAAAAAGGACTTTACTAAGATGGCGAAACAAAAAGAACAATTACTAGAAGATGAAGTTCTTCATGACGATGAAATTCTGGAAGATGATGACGTTGAACTCGTCGATGAAGATGATGAAGTAGAGGCATCTGAGGAAGAGAGCCTTGATGAAATGGACACAAAAGATAACGGTACTGAGGCGGCAGCAACGCTAAAACCAAAGACAAAATCTTCAGATATGATGAAGACACTCGTTAATGCCATGAGCGGCATGAGCGGCGGTGATATGGTGAAGTTCTTTGATCTAGCTATGGCTGCATGCAAGGAATTCCCTCAAAAGATTCCTGATGGTGCCGCTTCTAAAAACGAAGCATCTATTCGGGCAAAGGGCAAGCCGACCCCAGGGAAAGCTGCTTACTCCGAAGAACTAGAGCAAATCTTTGGCGGTGATGCAGAAGAATTGTCAGAAGAACTAAAAGAAAAAATGACAACTCTATTTGAAGCCGCTGTCGAGACCCGTGTTCTTATTGAATGCGCGGATATCCAGGAAGAATTTGATACAAAGCTTAAGGAAGAAATTGAAGAACTTTCCCTTGAGCTGACAGAAAACGTAAACTCCTATTTGGAATATGTTGCTGTTAATTGGTTAAAAGAAAATGAAGTTGCTGTTGAGCACAGTTTAAAGAGTGAACTTACTGAAAGCTTCATTAATGACCTTGGTGAACTATGCAAAACTTACCGTCTGGAGCTACCCGACGGCGAAGACGATGTTATTGAGAAATTGGTAACTAAGGTCGATGAACTTGAAGAGGACATTAACCAGTCCGAAGCAAAAAATATCGAATTGTGCGAAGAACTAAAGGGGATCAAAAAAGAGAATCTCATCGAACGAATGGCTAACGAGCTATCCCCAATGGAGTATACAAAATTTAAGACCTTAGCTGAAAACATCGAATACGAAGGTGACGAAGAAAAGTTTGAGAAAAAATTAGACTATATTAAAGAGGGTTTCTTTGCTGATAAGCCAGCGCCGACACCATCTACTCAAATCATTAATGAACAAATAGCAGAAGATGCAGAAGACGCAGACGAGAAAGAATTTTCGTCCCGGCAAGTGGAAGCGGTTTACCATGCTATTTCTAGAACAGCTAAAACATAATTTGATATAAATAAAAAAAACCAAGAAATGGAGTAAAAACCAAAATGTTAAATGAAGAACTTCAAAAAAAGTGGAAGCCGATTCTTGATCATGACGTGCTGGGACAGATAAAAGACCCTCACCGCAGAGCAGTTACTGCTATGATCCTTGAAAATACAACCTCTGCTATGCAAGAGCAAGCTCGTCAAATGGGCGGAATGGGCTCCACCTTACTCGCAGAAGACGGTCCAGTTAATCAAATGGGCGCATCTTCTTCAACCGCAGGCGATGGTCATATTGACATCTTCGATCCAGTACTAATTTCACTGGTACGTCGTTCAATGCCAAACCTACTTGCTTATGACATTTGCGGCGTTCAGCCGATGTCTGGTCCAACCGGTCTTATCTTTGCAATGCGGGCGCGTTACAGTGCTCAAGATGGTGCAGAGACCTTCTACAACGAAGTTAACACCGAGTTTAGTTCCGTTACAGCTGGAGCTAATACTGTAGGTGACAAACATGTTGGTTCTATTCCAGGTAACAACACTGTTGGTGCAAACCTAGCTGAATCTGGTATCTATAACTATGGCGATGCCATGGCTACAGGTCAGGCCGAAGCCTTGGGTTATTCGGGTAACGTTGCATGGCCGGAAATGGCATTCTCAATCGAGAAGCTAGCCGTTACAGCCAAGTCTCGTGCTCTCAAAGCAGAATATTCGATGGAACTTGCTCAGGATTTGAAGGCCGTCCATGGTCTGGATGCTGAAACAGAACTTTCTAATATTCTCAGCTCTGAAATCCTTGCTGAAATTAACCGTGAAGTTGTTCGTACGATCAACCTTACTGCTAAGCAGGGCGCACAGGAAAATACCACAACAGCTGGTTTCTTCGACCTCGATACAGACTCAAATGGTCGTTGGGCTGTTGAAAAATTCAAGGGCATGATGTTCCACCTGGAACGTGAATGTAACCGAATTGCAAAGGAAACTCGTCGGGGTAAAGGAAACATCGTTATTTGTTCTTCGGATGTAGCATCCGCACTGCAAATGGCTGGTGTTCTGGACTATGCTCCTGCACTAAATTCCAATAGCAATCTGGCAGTTGATGATACGGGCAATACATTTGCTGGTGTTCTCAATGGCCGCATGCGCGTGTATATCGATCCATATGCTGATGCCATTCTTGATGGCTTCAATGGCTTGAATTACATGACTGTCGGTTACAAGGGTTCAAGCGCGATGGACGCCGGTTTATTCTACTGTCCGTACGTTCCCCTACAGATGGTCCGTGCAGTGGATCATGATTCATTCCAACCAAAAATCGGCTTTAAGACTCGATATGGAATGATTGCCAACCCCTTTGCTGAAGGACTTACAGCGGGGACCGGCGCACTAACCAAAGACTCAAATGTCTATTATCGTAGGGTCTTGGTTAAGAATCTTATGTAATAACCATAAGTCAACAAAACTAAATAGAGGTAGGAGTAAAATCCCTGCCTCTTTTTTTGTCCAGACAAAGGTAATCCATGTACCTATTTCACGACCTAAAACTCATATATATCATTGTCCCCGGTACAGGATCGAATTCATTTCATGGCTCCCTCAAGAAGAAATTTAACCACTGGGAAAGAGTTAGAGTTAATGGTAATCATCCTGCCTGGGATATAGATACCAACATACGAAACGCCGCACACTTTACTGCCAGACAAGCAAAACTGATGATAGAACCTAGAACATGGGCACATTACAAGAAGATTTCCTTTGTGCGCGACCCCTATGATTGGGTCACTTCCATCTACAATAAAGGCGGCTTGCTTAATTCCATTGGAGAAGATAACACTATTCCATTCCATACATTCATCAAAAATCTAAAGATCACTCCCTATTTCTGGTTTACTGACAATGACGGCGAGGTCATAGTCGATAAAATCTATCGCATCGAGGGCTTGAATACCGAGATTTTTGAGGAATTCAATTGTGCTCAACTGTATGAAAACAAATCAACCGGAAAGAAGTATCCTTTCAGTGATGATGATAAAGAGATAATCCAAAGAAAGTTTAAAAGGGAGTTCATACACTATGATAGATGATCGCTATCGTTCCCCATACACATTTGAGAAGAAGGTTTTGATAGTAGGTAGCGGGATGACTGCCAAACAAGTGAGTGATTATCCATATCAACAAAAAGATTGGTGTATACTGACCTGTAATCACGGATGGAAAGCAACGCCTCATTGGAAGTATGCAGTGATGTCAACAGGAGTAGAGCGACCCGAACCTGGTCCTGGGCAAACAGTCCTGCCGACCGCAGAAAAAATTCTTTGCTACTTCGGCGGGCACAATGAATGTGGATTTTCGATGATGATGGTTGCTTCCTACTGGAGTTTACTCAACCTGGAACCTAAAGTTATTGGCTATCTTGGAGCAGATATGATCTATACCCCAGATGCTAATGGCGATACCCATTTCTACGGCATCGGCGCAGATATCAAAAAAGGAGAACCCGATCCAGATAAGATGGTGCGCGAGCACAACATCAAAAAAGACCCAAACTTTTTGCATAACATCTATATGCGCTTTCGTAATACCGCTGCTAAATATGATTGTAAGGTCTATAATTTCGCGAAGATAGAAGAGACTCGTCTCCCCTACCCTAAAGAACATCCGGAAGGCAAACTCTATGGCGTTTGATGAGAAGTTTGTTAATCACATAATTCACAACTACCCGGCAAAGAAAAAAATGGTGGCTCTGGATATAGGAGCCAATCTTGGGAAATACACCCTACCTATGGCGTCTAAATTCAGGAAGGTATATGCCATCGAGGCCAATCCCCATACATGCGACGCCCTAAAATCAAATATTGAAAGTGCCAGGATTAATAAGAGGCGTCTCAGGAATATCGAGGTTGTGAACTGTGCTATATGTGATGTGGACCAACCGGTGAAACTATACACAGTAGGTGGAGATGGTGGCAAGGGTGCCGGAGGAAATACGCTGGCATGGAATGTGGCTACTCTGAAAAAATGGGGACACAACCCCAACAATTTCTTAGCCGTTCGCGGATTGACCCTCGATACCTTTGTGGAAGAGCACAAGATCAAAAACTTGAGATTTATCAAGATGGACATCGAGGGTGCAGAAGATTTTGCCTGGAAGGGCGCGATCAAAACACTGCATGAGTTTCAATTAGACATTGTCTTGGAAGTACATAGGCAGGTAAATTACCCGGCTCTTTTCAAGTTCTTTCAAGATCACAATTTCAGGATTTTCGATCATAGTGTGCGCGAACCGAAATTTTTTATGGAAGACTCCCATTATCTCATAACTAACAGGCATAATACTCCAGATGGTAGCATTAGATAGAAACCCCAAGAATCAAAATTACCTCTCGGTTATTGGATGGAACTTAATCTTACACCGAGCGCCGCACGTAGAATTTTTTGTGCAGGAAGCCACCATCCCGGCTCTCGATCTACCCTCTGTTGACTATGACAATCCATTTGTTAAACTACCACTGTCGGGTGATCATGTTGATTATAGCCCCCTGGAAATCACCCTAATTATGGATGAAGACCTCAATGCCTATAGTGAAATTCATGATTGGCTAACAGGTCTGGGTTTCCCCAAAGACTTTTCGCAATATAAAGCGCTCGCTGATGCTGATAGAGATGAATTCAGAAGTCGGGGCATCTATTCAGATATGAGCTTAACTATGCTAACCTCTTTAAAAAACTCAAACATTCAGTTCAATTTTAGGGATGCATGGCCAACATCTATCAGTGGGTGGGAGATGACAAATACCATAGAGGATGTTATGTATGCGACGGCGACGGCGACATTTCGATATGGTTATTTTGATATAGAGGTACTAAATGAATGATGACATTTTCGATGAATGGGAAGAAGACGCAAAGATAGATAGGACACAGCTCGATACTGAGTCCTTAGACATCCCCAAAGTGCATGCTAAGTATCTTAAGATGTATCATAACGAGAGATGGAAGCTTAAGCAGGCGAAGAGCGATCTGGCAAAACTAAGACTAGAGAAATTCGAATTTTATACCCAAGGCCCGAATGCAACTACAAAGGAAAGAGGCTGGAAGTATCCAGGTGGGCGAATTCTGAAAGGTGACATCAACATCTATATGGAAGGCGACCCAGAACTAGTTGACATTCACCTGAATATTGGGCTTATAGAAGAACGTGTACAAATACTAGATAACATCATTAGGAACATCAACAATCGAGGGTTCCAGATTAAAAATGCAATTGATTACTTGAGGTGGACGAATGGACAACTCTGATCCTATTACTAAACATTACAACAAATACCCCTATCCCGATGTGACGCGCTGGAACGCACAAGGTCCAGATATTGTCAATAAATTCGACAAGATGGTGCCGCCCGATCCAGGGTTTAATGACATGGATGTTCTAATAGCTGGATGCGGGACGATCCAGGGCTTCCTGGCGGCCTACCACAACCCCCAGAATCGCTTTGTGCTGTGCGATGTATCAGAGTCCTCCATGGCCTACACCAAGGCTCTGATCGAGCAGTATGGGGTCGAGAACGTAACCTATGAGATAAAGCCCATTGAAGAGCTAGAATATGAGAACTTCTTCGATTTGGTGGTTTCCACTGGCGTCGTCCATCACTGCAAGGATGTACCCACAGTACTCAATAAAATATGGGATATGACGCAAGAGGGCGGTATTTTCAAGGGGATGGTCTATTTTGATGGAGAAGCCAGGGAGGGGCAGAGCAAACTAAATAAATTCTTCCTGGACCAGGAATATGATGTGTACGACGTCAGAAAATATTTCACCAAGAATCCTAACTCTCTCTGGGATCGCCATGACCATTCAGAGGCCGAAATCGCAGACAACTGGCTGAATCCCAGGTTCAGAGAGTACACAGAAGCATCATGGCTGGATCAGCTCGATGCCACCGAATGGGAGCGCCAGCTGCGCGATATAGTAATACTAGAGGATCGCAAACTCTATTTCATCTGCGAAAAGAATCCTGACCGCCGCAAGGCCAAGACTTTCCAATGGGGAAATCTAGGAGCTAATGAGTGAATCACTAACGATCCGGGCACTAAATGAGGTCTATATCAAGATAGACTGCCCGGAGCACATTAAAATGGAAATACAAGAATACTTTACATTTTTTGTACCGGGCTACCGATTCATGCCCGCCTACAGAAACAAAATGTGGGACGGGAAAATACGCCTCTTTAACGCACGTACATCTCTAATCTATAAGGGGCTCATCGCTGAAATAGAATCCTTCTGTAAAACCCGTGACTATACATGCCTCTACAATGATGGTTTGGATAAGACCGAATCATTTTCATTAGAGGAGGCACGTAATTTCTATGTCTCTCTAAATTTTCCAGAGAAGTTTGAACAGCGTGAATTCCAGATAGAGTCTTTCGCGCACTGTGTACGTAACCGGCGAGCCCTCTTCGTATCGCCTACAGGCTCTGGCAAGTCTCTTATGATCTACATGCTCCTGCGCTACTACAGCTGCAAGACACTCATCATTGTTGATTCGATCAACCTTCTTCTTCAGATGTTCTCTGATTTTCGTGATTATGGATATGACTCTGACTCCAATGTTCATATTGTTTTCTCGGGCAGTGAAAAGACCTCGACAAAGCCCATAATGGTCTCTACATGGCAAAGTGCGGCACGTCAACCCAAGTCCTGGTTTGACCAATTCGATATGGTGATAGGTGATGAAGCACACAAGTTCAAGGCCAAAGAACTCACAAAGATTATGGAAAATCTTGACAAAGTCAGTCTTCGTTTTGGCTTTACTGGTAGTCTGGACAGCAGTAGCACTAATAAACTTGTACTCCAGGGTCTTTTCGGCCCGCACCGGCAAATTGTTACAACTAAACAGCTCCAAGATCAAGGAACGCTTGCAGAGCTAAGTATTAAATGCATTACATTTGACTACAGCGATGAAGAAAAGAAACAATACTGCAAGGCAGTATGGAGAGATGAAATAGATTTCATCTTTTCCCATAAGAAAAGGAATGATTTCATCTGCAATCTTGCTTTGTCACTTGATGGCAACACCTTAGTTCTATTCAAACGTATTGAAACTCACGGGGATATCCTGTATAATATGATAAAGTCAAGGACTTCGCTGCCAGTATATTATGTATCAGGTAAAATCAAGGGCACAGAGAGGGAGTGGATAAGGAAAATTGTAAACACCCATGACAGATCAATAACGGTCGCATCAACTGGCGTGTTCTCGACGGGCACCAACATACCAAATATTCACAACATCATATCTACTGCGCCGACGAAGTCACAAATATTGGTGTTACAGTCCATAGGCAGAGGGTTAAGAAAAACAGATAAGAAGCAGGTATGCACCTTCTTTGACCTCGCTGACAACCTACAGTGGAAGTCAAAACTCAATCATACACTCAAGCATTTCATGGGGCGAGTAAAACTGTACATAAACCAAAAGTTCACTTACAAACTCTACAAGGTTAGACTGTGATTCTCTTTCACATAAAGCTGGTTGGCGGAGATGAGTTAATTGCCCAAACCGAGCCATCCCCCGATCCAACCAAATACTACCTGCTGTGCCCCATGGAAGTTCAAACCGTTATAGATGACAAGGGGAAGGGTGTTGTCGTCCTGCAGGCCTATGCTCCATTCACATCCACCACTGAAAGAGTAGAGCTATCTAAGCATCAGGTGATATCCATATCACAGATTATAGGAGAGATGGTAGAGTACTATAAAGCATCTGTAGAGTATTCAGGACTCTTTATAGTCAAGGATACTAATGAAAGTATCAAGTATGCTACTGCGCATCTAAAACTATTCATTGAGAATAAGGGGGAAACTGATCCTCTAAATTATCTATTTGAAGAAGTTGATGAAGAAGACATAGATGAAGAAACACTTGAACAGATTACTAATGCGAATACTACTATTCATTAATCGTTATCTAGATTCTTTCTCACTGCGTTCGAAATCTTCGTGTCTCTTTGAGACACTCCGAGAACTCTATTTTAAGGTAGATGATATTTTAGAATATAGACTGTATATCTATTAATTATCTAGATTATTTTCCTTGAATAGAACAGTTACCATTATAACAACAGCCAAAAACACTGTCAAGTTACAAAAAGTTAACAAAGGAGATAGAGATGAGACATGACACACAACTATTATGTAAACAACAAGCTACTATACGAGGCGCTTGTACAATACAAGCTGGATAGACAGCAGGTTGACGATCTCAGGGTGCCGGAGTATATAGGTGAATGTATCCTACTGATCACACAGAAGTTGGCGTCAAGAGGAAACTTTCATAACTATAGCTATAAGGATGAAATGATCAGCGATGGGATAGAGAATTGTCTCTCCGCCGTTGATAACTACAATCCAGAAAAGTTTAGTAATCCATTTGGCTATTTCAGCCGCATAGCATGGTATGCATTCATAAGGAGAATAGATCGAGAGAAGCGACAAAACTATCTGAAATATAAGAATTATCGTAAGCATCTTGCAGAAGAAGAATTGGCCAACATGACTGGCTTGGCAGTAGGTACTCATTATAGCGCACCCACTGACGAGGTAATGGATGAAGTTATTCGAAGTTATGAAGAGTCTGTTCGAAAAAAGAAAGAGTCTAAGAAACAAAAAGAAGAGCAGGGTGTAGACAAATTTATTAAGAGGTAGATATGAACGTTGAAAGTAAGAATCCGGTCGTGCCCGCTATGGTGCGTAGCTGGATTGAAGACATGCTCGATAACAAACAAAACGCCAATATGCGCCAAAACAGATACATGATGCTTGAATATACGCATCGAGTTATCGGGAAAGCCCTTGATCTGCACCGAATCAAGAAATTATGAAGATAGCCATAATCAATGATACACACTGGGGCGCACGAGGCGATAAGCAGGCGCTGATTGATCATATGGAAATCTTTCATGATCATGTATTCTTTCCTACTCTGAAGAAACATAAAATACATACGGTCTGGCACTTGGGAGATTTGGTTGATCGGCGCAAGTTTATCAATTTCAATACCCTGGCAACCATGAAGCGGGTGTTCCTAGATCCTTTGTGTAGTCAGTATACTACACACTTCGTTTTGGGCAATCATGATATGTATTATAAGAATACAGTCACCCCCAATGCTCTGGATGAGTTGCTTAGTGAGTATGTTAAGGAAGATGCAGACTGGAGACAGGATTGCACTGTATATACTGAACCGACCGTTGTGAGAAAATCTCATGGTGACATTACTGTCATCCCCTGGATATGCGAGGGGACCGAAGAGAAGGCTCGCCAGCTGATCTCAGAAGCCTCTACACGCTATTGCTTTGGCCATCTGGAGCTGCGTGAGTGGGAAATGGATCGTGGTAGGTACTCCCATGAGGGAGATGATAAAGAGGACT